CCCCAATGATTGCTAAAGCAGCTACAGCCCTGTTGCAACAGAACAAACAGCAAGCCGCACAACAAGCTGCAGCGCAACAACAAGCTGACCCACTAATCCAGATGCAACAACAAGAATTACAAATTAAGGCGCAAGATGTTCAACTCAAACAGAAGAAGATCGCCGCCGACGCCGCTGCAAAAGCAGATCAAATATCCTTGGAACGTTTACGTATCATGTCTCAAGAAAAGATCGCTGGTATGCAGATTGGCGCAAAAGTCCAAACCGATAAGGCTAACCTTGCTGCAAAACAGCATAGTGACGGCTTACGGATAGGAGTAGATGTAGCAAAGTCAAAAGATCAGATGGCGCTACAAGCATCACAAGCTATTGTGAATCATAAGCAAGCACAAGACCAACTTCAAGTGCAAGCTAATCAAGCTAAAAACAATACCCCAAAAGGTAACGAATGAACGCCCTAGAAGTGATCGTAAAGCAAATTGATGACAAAGTAGATCAGATCCAGCAATCTGTAGTAACAGGAAATATGGAAAAGATCGAAGACTACAAAAAAGCGTGTGGCGAGATTCGAGGTCTGCTAATTGCACGTGGATACGCATTAGACCTTAAAGACAAACTGGAGAACTCAGATGAGTGAAATCCTTATCGGCTCAAACCCCGATAATCCTCAAGTAGTAGGAGTAGTAAACCTAGAAGCAAGTAACGAAGAAAAAGCGAAACAAGTCCCAACCCCATCTGGCTACCGCATTATGTGCGCAGTTCCAGAAGTAGAAGAGGCTTATGAAAGTGGGATCATCAAAACTGATGCCGCAATTAACTTTGAAGAAAGATTAGCAACAGTCCTATTTGTAGTAGCGCTAGGGCCAGACTGTTATTCAGACAAAGACCGCTTTCCATCAGGACCATGGTGTAAACAGGGTGATTTTGTATTAGTCAGACCAAACTCTGGTACAAGACTGCTTATTCATGGCCGTGAATTTCGTATGATTAATGATGACTCTGTGGAAGCCGTAGTTCAGGACCCACGTGGCATTAAACGTGCTAACTAGGAGATATAAATGGCAGAACAATATAAGTTTCCCGATGAAATTGAGGCCGAACAAGCCAAAATTGAGGTAAAAACAACTACTCCAGACGAAGAATTTACGTTTGAGATTGAAGACGATACCCCTCCAGTAGACCGCAATAAGGCTCCAATGCCTAAAGAAATTGTTAAAAAACTGGAAGAAGCTGACGAAGAAAACGAAGAATTAGACCCAAAAGCCCAAAAAGAACGCCTTTTACAGTACAAAAAGGTTTGGAATGATGAGCGTAGGGCTAAAGAAGCTGCTGAAAGAGAGCGCCATGAAGCTATTAATTTAGCTAAAAAAGCTCTTGAAGATAACAAAAAGCTACGGGATATGTACACCTCGGGCGAGAAAACCTATATGGAAACGGTGCAAAACTCTGCAGGATTAGAGTTGCAAAATGCACAACGTGACTATAAAGAAGCTCTTGAATCTGGTGACTCAAACGCTATTGTTGACGCACAAACAAAGTTAAACGAGGCTTCGTATCGGTTACAGCAATCCAAACAGTTTAAGCCTAGTGCTTTACAAGAGTTTCAAAATGATGTACAAATGCAACAGGTGGAAGAAAAACAGCCCAAGGTTGACCCAAAAACTCAAACTTGGTTGGATGAAAATCCTTGGTATGGCACCAAAAAAGCCATGTCTAGTTTTGCTGTTGGAATCCACGAAGAGTTAATTGATGAGTATGGTTCATCTATTGTAGGCTCCAATCAATACTTCAAACGGATAGATCAAACTATGCGCAAGAAGTTCCCAGAGTACTTTGATACTTTGGAAGACAACGCCGACGCCCAAGAAGAGACTCAAAAACCTGTTCCAAAAGCGAAACCGACTAGCATAGTTGCCCCTGCGACACGAAGCACGTCCTCTAAACAGGTCAAACTGAAAACGTCACAAATGGCGCTTCTTAAAAAGTTAGGTTTAACCCCTGAGCAATACGCTCGTGAGCAACAAAAATTGGAGAATCAATAATGGCTACAACTAAAGCTGCATCAAGAATTACTCGTGAATTAGACAACCGTGAACTGACTGAGCGCCCTAAAGCATGGCGACCACCAGAGCTTCTTCCAGAACCAGATAAAGAAGCCGGTTATGAGTATCGTTGGATTCGTGTTTCGATGTTAAACCAACCAGACCCAAGAAATTTATCTGCCAAACTCAGAGAAGGATGGGAACCTGTACGTATCGAAGAACAACCCAAATTTAAACTGCTAGTTGATCCTGATGGACGTTTTAAAGACAACATTGAGATCGGCGGGTTATTGCTTTGCAAAACTCCAACTGAATTTGTAGAACAGCAGCAGGCTTATTATGCTGATATGACACGACAACAGGCGGAAGCTGTAGACAATAATTTAATGCGCCAAAGCGATGCACGCATGCCTATCTTTAAAGAAGGTAAATCGACATCTAGTTTTGGTAAAGGTAATTAAATTTAATTAGGAGATTTAAATGGCTTATCCTACAATTTCGGCCCCTTACGGCCTAAAGCCTATTAATCTTATTGGTGGTCAAGTTTTTTCTGGATCTACACGCAGTATTCCTATCCAGTACAACTTCGGCACTAATATTTTTTATGGCGATGTAGTTGGTATTTCCCGTGGTTTTATTACACGTTCAACAGTCACTACCGGTGCTTCTGCTGTTACTGGCGCTGCCGCTAATGGTACTATTGGTGTTTTCTTGGGTTGTTCTTACACCGACCCTATTACTAAACAAAAACGCTATAGCCAATACTGGCCAGCAAGTACACTAGCTGGTGATGGCGTTGCTATTGTTGCTGATGATCCAGATGTTTTGTTTAAAGCCGCTGCTGTTACTACTGCTGGTAGTTCTGCAATTGGTTCTTATGCAACTGCAATGATTGGTCAAAACGTAGCTGGTTCAGATCAAGCTGGTAACGTTAACACTGGTGACTCGCTAAACGCAATGTATATTGGTACTGTAGCTAATACAGCATCTTTACCATTCCGTATTGTTCAATTAGTCCCTGATACTGCTACTTCTACTACTGCTACATTTACTTCGTCTGCTGGTACCGGTTCAACCGTTACTTTGACTACTTCTGCTATTCCTTCAGCATTACCAGTTGGTACAGAAGTTGGTTATTTAGCAGCTAATGGTCAGTATGTTGGTACAGGTTCTTGGGTAAGTACAGCAGCAGCCGCTGGTGCAACTACCGTTCTTTTGAACTACTTACAAGTAACTGTAAACAGCCCAACTGGCACCACATCAACCGCAATGACAATCCCTGCATCTAGCACATTAGTATTTACTCAATATCCGGAAGCGATCGTTAAGTTCAACTTCGGTATCCACGAGTACTACAATACTGCTGGCCAGGCTGTATCACTTTAATCTAAGGAGCTTTTAAATGGCTATTTCACGTGCACAACTATTGAAAGAGTTGCTCCCAGGTTTGAACGCATTGTTCGGATTAGAGTATGCTCGCTACGGTGAAGAACACAAAGAGATCTACGAAACAGAGACCTCTGAGCGTTCTTTTGAAGAAGAAACAAAACTGTCAGGCTTTTCTGCTGCACCAGTCAAAAACGAAGGCCAAGCCATCGCTTACGATAATGCACAAGAAGCATGGACAGCTCGCTACAACCACGAAACTATCGCCCTTGGCTTTAGCTTGACTGAAGAAGCTATCGAAGATAACCTCTACGATTCTTTATCAGCTCGCTATACTAAAGGTCTAGCTCGTGCTATGGCTTATACCAAACAGGTTAAAGCTGCTGCAGTATTGAACAACGCATTTAACGCCGCTTATACCGGTGGCGATGGCGTATCACTACTCAACGCTTCACACCCATTGGTTAACGGCGGTACTAACAGCAATGCCCCATCTACTCCTGCTGACTTGAACGAAACTGCGTTGGAAAATGCCGTTATTCAAATCGCTGCTTGGACTGATGAGCGTGGTCTGTTAATCGCTGCTAAGCCACGTAAGTTGATCGTTCCACCTGCACTACAATTCGTTGCAACTCGTTTGCTCGAAACAGAACTGCGTGTTGGTACTAACAACAACGACATCAATGCAATTAAGAACAATGGTGCAGTTCCAGAAGGTTACACAATTAACCACTTCT